GTGTAAAAAGGGGTACTATAAGGTGATGATGTTTGTGTGTCCTGGAAGACCAACAAACTATATTCGTCAAGGAGACTTCCACTTCTATGTTCAACACGGTGTCGTGGAATACCGTGTTAAGCCAGGTGATACACAGGAATCTGTCGCCAAATTCTTCAAAATACCTTTGTCAAGAGTCAAGCGTGCTGGTAAGTTTATGCCAAATAAGAGAATCGTTTTTAGAGCCAATGTCTTCAGCCACAAGCGGGGGTGGGCCACGGGTCCACTTCTGGTTGATGCATCTGGTAAATCCATTAAGGATCCTCGTAAAGCGGATAGGAACTACCCCGGACTAAACTATGAGACGTACTGCAGCTCATTCTGCGTCAAGGACAAGGGAATCAAGGTCGGAAAGACTCATCCCAAGGTCAGACAGAAGACTGTCTAAATCTACTGTATTTTCAACATCAAAAGACATATCAAATATATCCATTATATTGAAAATGGCTTCACTCTGCAATGACACAGCGTTCGACTGCGCTGTGTAATTGTTCTGAACCGTCACCGTCACCTTAAACTGCGAAACGTCAAATACTTTTCTACATATGGGACAAGTATTCTTACCTTTACTTTTCCATTCCTCTAGACAGTGGGAATGAAACATATGTCCACATCTGATCGGAGAATTGGTCCTCGTTGATCTGACTTCATTGAGACATATGGCACATTGTGACATTCTAGAGTATGGGTTTAAAGTTTTTTTCGTGATTTAGCTCAGTTAGTAAATCTTGGACATATCGGTGTATCGATCGCATGGGTCACAGGTAGTTCGTGATTGTTCTTGAACTTTGTTAAGAAGTTCTGGACCTTGCTTTTGAAGAAGTTGACGGTAGTTGTAGTTATCTTCAAATGTAATACCATTTTGTTTCATCAAATAGTTGTTTGTAAGTTGGGCTGAGGAATTGATGGTGAAGCATCGACCATCGGCCATACCAAGTCGTTGAGACATCTTATATTAAAATACATCTAGAAATTAATTTGCCTGTTGACAATCGTTTGAAGCCAGGAATTAAATCCCTTACTTCTGAGATGTTGGATCATTGGTTCACACTTGTGTCCCAAGAATACATCAAAGACATCTGTCTCTACGGTGGGTGACACACGAATCTGGGGATCATCGTTGATATGTTGATTGATGATATTGTAAGCAAAAGCAATCTCTTTGAGAGTTTCTGCACCTGTGATGATAATTTTGCCAGTTGAAAAGATACTTGTCGTAATTTCTTTCATATCTTGAGCGGGTTTGAACTTGATTTTGACGGCGCTGTATCTGTCTGGTTCAAAAGAAACTTTGAAAATGTCCGAGTGATTCTCAAAGTGTTGGGCCACTCGCATGAGATTGATGTTGTAGTTGAGACTGAAGTTTGAGTTGATCATGACAACTCTGAAAGAATCAACTGGAACCTGCATCTCCATTCCCAAAAAAGTCTTGAAAATGTAGGTCAACTGGGTAATGATACGCTTGCAGTCAAAGAGATCACAGCATCCAGCCACTTGAATAGAACCATTTGGGAACACCTTGACAGACTTGGTACTGTAACTATCGTGATATGTGAGAGTCACTTGGTTATAGAAGGTTGTGGGCTTCAATTTCCACTCAAAACCACAATCTCCCTTAGTACCCGATCGTCTCAACTTGAATGTTTCCAAATTCTCAAAGATGTGGCGAAGTTTTTTAATATCAATGTCTTGGATAAAGCTTGAGACCATAGTGATTGTTGTAATCTTTATCCAAGAAGGTCTCGTTTCATCGGGAAGTTCTTTCCTAAACTCATCAAGAGTGAGAAGATAGGAAAAACTGTTGTTGGCGATAGTGGAGTACATTTCTTTACTTGAGTTTTAAGGTGGGGTGGGGTGACTTAGGTTATATTATGCTTCTATGTACACATCGGGATACAATGTTACATCGTATATGGTATCCGAATAATCGGTATATGGAGTTAAACGTGTTACTGATAAACCACCATACTTTTTACCCGAACCAGCTAGGTCTGGACCAGATAAAGATGGTGTAGCCCCAGATGTGGTACTATACACTTCCACCCCATCAATAAATAATCGTGCTCGAGATGGAGTAACCGACACATCAAATGAAACACCTACTTCAGTTTTTTTAGTTTTACTGAGAGTGGATGGTATAATCCGAGAAACTTCTATAGTTCCACCGGCAACATTACCTTGTCCAGCCTGACAATAGAGCGTTCCATCGAATGCGTACAATACAACTCCAGGTCCACCTCCCCCAGATTCAAATATAACACCTTCGGAATCGCTGTCAATTGCAATAGTTGCGACTAATACAGCTTTCGTTTTTGCATTAAATGCTGAAGGACTATTAGCTTGAACTCCTGTGAGAGTCACACTGTTTGGTACATTCGATAAAATTTCGAGTGACTTAATACTCGTTGGAGGGGCTGGTCCTGTGGTCGAGGGTCCTGTGGACGAGGGTCCCATAGCCGAGGGTCCCTTCTGACCACCCATCATAGTCGTTGCTACGCTTGAAGAAAGGCAACATACACTGAGAAGACCAACACCCGCAAGCATCGATACAACTGACATATTTCTTTACATTACTTAGAGATTATATTCGTCTGTAGATCAAAATGACATCTTTCATCAAGTCAGCTAAGGCTGTCTACGATGTTGAGTCTGAACTTGATTATGTTGAAATTGTTCACGAACGGTTTGTGAGAGGCAAAGGTTATATGACCTACATTGATTACATAAATACAAAACCCCTCGCCGATTGGGTTGTTCTCACATCTAAAACACAATCAATTCCATATGAAAAGTTCCTAGACACCATGTGTGAAAAGACCCTCGAAGTTCGCCAAAAGATGGCAGAACTTGCCGTCGAGAACATTATCGCGGATAGACAAAACATTCATACATATATTCGAGTAGCGCACGCGAGCAAAATTCTAGATCCCACATTCCAGCCACCTTGGATTAACATTAAGAGTGCTTGGCAGAGGGAGTTTATTAAAAAGTTTTGTGAAGATACCCTATTGGATCTTGTTCAAAGAACGCAAGATGAATCTCGTCTCGAGTACTTCTTTAGCGTCGTATATAGTATACAATTAGGAGAATAGCCAAAAGGAGAATCGACGCACCAATAATAGAAAACTTTGGGTTATTTGAAACACCTACAACAACCTTTTGAATGAAAGTTCTATCATTCTTTGTAAACCCGGTGTCAATGTTTCGGTGGGGGTGAAGTGGTCTAGATAAAGAACATTCACTTGTAGATTCCTTGCAAAGACCATAGTCGCAATAGACACTACGTTCCTGTTCTGGAATCCCAGGTTCATTTCTCATTTCAGAAAAATCCTCAAAGTCTCCAGTCTGTCTCACACCCCCTGGAAGGGAGAAATCGTGTGTGACAAATGGATTCACATCATTGATAGCATCTTCATCATTGAGCATGTACTTACTCATAGTTAATGTTACTTCAGATTATATTTTTTCGTCTTCATTTTAGAACGATGTTCTTCCCACATCTTATCCAAATCAACATCTAACATGTGAGCGAGTTGAAAGAGATAACTGAAGACATCACCCATCTCCATCATGACATCTGTACCCCTCTCCTTCTTGAGTCCCGTCTTCTTGTAAGTCCTCTTATATTGACGAATCGCAGACGCCAATTCCCCAACTTCCTCCGTCAGTAGAAGCCACACTGTATCTACCGCGGCACGATCCCATCCCTTTGATTTACACACTTTTTCTGTTTCTGATTTATAATAATTCAGACTCATCTTATCTTGTTAACAACTCAAAACTTTAATTGATACCAATCTTGTTATTGTATCCAATCTTTTTACCAACAGTACTGGTATTGATTGGTTGATCAAGGGGTGTAGAGATGGTGTCAATGTCTTTAACATATGCCATATATTGTGAGACACCGGTCTGTATTTGAGAGAGCGCAGTTTCAATGACGCGTTCGTTCATCGTTCGCACTTGTTCGTTTACACGAGAGTAGTGATCACCAGAGTTGTTAATGAAGACAACACGCATGATGCTGTACAAGTCATCTGGGTTTTGACGGTCAATGGCAATGCCCGTTTTATTCTTGAACGCCTGACGGATTCCACGCTGGAGGATATTTTGGTTGAACTCGGAAAAAAATAGGGTGTTGAGTGGAGTCTCACACTGCTTGAGAGAGTCGAGGTGGAGGTTGTCACACATTTAAT